TTATTGATTTACCCTTAGCGGTTTTGAGTTATCTTTAATCTCTATAAAAAAGTTTTGAGTTACGCTTTAGTCTCTATAAAAAGTCTTTAAATAAAACGTTCAATATACGTTTAAGTTTTCTATAAAATATAAATTATAAATTTAATATTAATTAATAAAGGTTAAGATATATGTCATACGGACAAAATTCTCCTTTTGGATTAAAACCTATAGGACATTTAATGGGTGGAGCAAGTAATATTTCTCTGGCCAGAGGTAAATATGTTATTGATACTATTGCAGGTACTACTTTAAATAAAGGTGATCCCGTAGTTATTCAAGGAAGTATAGCCTCAAGTGTTGTAGGTCAATATTTTAAAGGTAGAGAAACAGTTATTACACGTTATTCTCCGACTGTTACACTTGGAGCAGCAAATAATAGAACAGCTATTACAACTAATTCACCTATTGTCGGTGTATTTATGGGTTGTAAATTCAAGGATGCGAGCGGAACTTTTGTTGAACAGGAATACTGGGCAACCGGTACTGCTGCTACATCAAAAGTAGAAGCTATTATTTATGATGATCCGGATATTATATGGGAACTTCAATTAAGTACATATTTAGGTTCTGATGCGGCAAACGCCGGAAGATTTCTTGTTCTACCTTCCATGCAGCTTCAAAATGCTACATGGCCTAATACCGGAAATGCGGCGGCTAATCCAGTAGAAGCAAATAGTGCAATAATCGGTACTAATATTATGCTTCTTACAGGTAGAGGTCCTGCTGCCGGTGGTGCTGGTGGATCAGGTTCATTAACTACCGTTACTAAATGGAACGGTGCTGCTGCTGTTTTAGCTGGTTATGCGGATAATCCTCTTGTAGCTAATTATGGTACTAATAATGTTGCCAGAAACCCTTGGGGTGTATCGACATTTTATGGTTGTCCTTCTATAGCAGGAACTACAGCTAACCCATCTGTTGCTGATGGTAGAAACGAATATGATAGAGTAGCTACTATGCCGTTTAAAGTTCTTGGTTTTAGTGATGATCCTAAAAATATTCCTGATTCTTTCGGTCAACCTGCTGACGGTACTGTCGGTACATATTTTAATACTCCTTTCCTTCGTGTTACCGGGGTTATTAATAATCATGTATTTAAAGCTGGTTCTGTAAGTGTTACACCTGCGGCTTAATAATTAAATAAAGAGGTAAAAATATATGATTAATTCCGCTTCTATATTTCAGTTAATGAGGCCGCTGATCGATGGATTTATCGGCAAATACGATCAATTACCTGAAAATTGGAAACAAATATTCCAAACTAAACCTTCTGAACATGCTTACGAAATTATTCAGGAGATTAGATATCTAGGATTCGCCAGAAGAAAAGAGGAAGGTGTACCTATAGCTCAAGATACTATGTCTACCCGTAATCAGAAAACTGTTAGACATAATACGTATGGGTTAAGTTTCCCTATTTCTCGTGAGGCTATTAAGGATAATCTGTATAAAACACAGTTTCCTGATAGACTTGCAGCTCTTGGTGCATCCCTTCGTGCTACTAGAACTCAAGAAGCAATGAACGTTTTAAATCTTGGTAATACTACTACTACAACTACTGATGGTGTTACTTTATTTAATACTGCTCATCCTCTTGATAATGGTGTTACCAATTCCAACTATGCCGGTGTTGCTTTAAGTGAAGTCGGCATACAACAAGGTGTCAAGGATATCAGAGGATTTAAACAGTTATCCGGTATTCCTGCTTCTGTTAAACCACAATTATTAGTTGTTGGTACTGCTAATGAAACTGCTGCTACTATTTTAACAAATAGTCAGTACAGAGCATCTGTTGGTACTGCTAATAATAATGCTTTAGCCGGGGTTAATGATATTAATGCTATTTATCATAATAGTATTTTCCCTAAAGGATATGTTGTTGATAGTTATCTAACTAACGAAAACTTTGCAGCTATTATTACCGATGTTAAAGGATTGATTCATTATGAACGTGAAAAAATTCAAAACATGGAATGGGTTGATCAGCATTCTCATACAAACTGGTTTTCAGCTTTTGAAAGATACAGTTTTGATGCTACTGACTGGCGTTCTGTTTATGGTTTAATGGTATAGGAGGTTAATTATGGCAAGTCATAGTAGACCTATTGCTAATGTTATGTGTGGCAATAAAAAAGACAAACCTAAAAAGGATATGTCTAAAGATACTGCGAAATCTACAAGCAAAAAAAAGTAATCTTTAAAAACATTTATACTTTAATTAATATATTTTATTAGTTAAAGTATAAATGTTATTTCTTTATATTAATTATGGCTCAAGTATCAGGTACATACGAATTTCAATCACTTGAAAACGATGAACTTATTCTGGAAAGTTTTGAAAGAATAGGTATACCTGGAGATCAATTAACACCTGTTTATATAAATTCTGCAAAAAGAAGTATGGATTTCATTCTTCTTGAGTGGATGAATAAAAGTGTTAATTTATGGACAATAAATAAATCGTATTTACCTTTAAATACAGGTCAATCTGTTTATGATATTGCAACTTCTGTTGTTGATATAAGAAGTAGTCATTTACGTACTTTTACAAGAGTCTTAGGTGGTGTTGCTCAAAGCAATACAGCAGATACATATGACGGTGGTGGTGGCGGAGATGCAACTCTTGCTTTTGATGGTGATATAGGTACTAGATGTACACAGAATGTTCAGAATGGTAATATTTCTTATGATTATGGTATAGGTAAAACTGTCAAACTTAACTTTATCGGCATTCAAAGTTATGTTTCCAATCGTCCGTATAGTCTGGTTTTAGAAGCATCACAAGATACTATTAACTGGTTTAATGTCTATACTTTTCCTGCTGCATATTCGTATTTTTCTAATATTGTTGCATGGTTTGATATTATTACTCCTATTAATGCTAGAGCTTATAGGATTAGAGAAACAGGTGGTTTTACACTTGATTTAGAAGAGATATATTTTTGTAATAATACTATTGATACTGAAATAACTTCTGTTAGTGAGGATACTTATGAATCTTTCAGTAATAAGAATATTGTATCACGTCCTACATGTTATTTTTATTCCAAGAGTTTAACGCCTAAACTATATTTATATCCAAGTCCAAGTAATTATTTTCAGGTTTTGAGGTATTCCTTTATTAGAACAATGTATGATGCAGGTAAATTTTTTAATACTCCTTCTATTCCGGCTAAAATGTATCCTGCATTAGTTTCAGGTCTTACATGGAGATTGGCTATTAAATATAAACCTGAAATGGCAGAAACTTTTAAAATGGCTTATGATCAGGATTTTAGTGAAGCAACTGCAATGGACATGGAACATGTAGATATAACAGTATCATATGATTTGAGTAAATACGATGTTAGATGAAAGGCGTTATTTATGCTCTCGCAGCGGTTTTATGGTTGATAAGGTGTATAAACAATATGAATGGTATGGGAATAGAAAAGTTTGGAACGGTAGTATGGTTGCTAAAGAGTTTCTTGATATACCAAATGATCAAGGAAGACCGCCATTAATAAAAAAAGATCCAGTGCCTTTACATAACTCTCGACCATTTATACCGGGAGAGGAAGTATAATGTATGGGAGTATTTATTGATGAAAAAAGCAATATATTTGCCGGATTAAATAAAACACCGACTATTATTGTTGAAACAGGTGTAAATACGATACCTCATATTGTTGTTATAGATAATATCATAATTTTTAATCTTAAATCTGAAACTATACGTATAAATTTACAGAAGATTAGAACTTCTTCTTTAGATACAACAATGAATTATACAAAATATCTGGAAGTAAAAGGTTATCAGACTGTTGATTTATTAAAAAAGTTGGAATTGGAAGGACTTAAATTATACTATCAAACTATTCCTGAAATAAAAGATAAATTAATATGTTTTTCAGATACTTCTACACAGATATTTGATTGTGAAGTAAATTATAACATATTAAAAGAAACTCCTTTTTGACAATATTATGGATACAAATACACTAAGGATATTTTCTTTTTGTGGTGGCGGTACTAAGGGTTATGGCTCTAATCGTTTTATGCAAAAATTCCTGCATGAGTGGGGAATACCGCAAGCTGATTTCTGGAAATATATAGATGTTATGTGCGGAACAAGTATTGGAGCGATACTTGCTTCTGGTTATTCTTTTGGCAAAACTCCTGATTATATGGAAAGCTTTTTTTTAAATGATGCCAAACGTGTATTTACTATCAGGACAGCGGCAGACGTAGCTTCTGGTAGCCATAACGCAAG